TGGGATGAGGTTGTGCCACGTCTGGTTAAAAAGTACACGCCGCAGCTTCATTGGAATGGCTACCTCTTGGCTGAGACGCTTGGCGAGACGGTCGATTATGGTCTGCTAACGATCCTGAAAGCTGGCAACGAGCCGACTTTCCATGAGGTCGAGCTAGATCAATCCTACACCGAGCATTTAATCGGCCTAGCTTCCTATTTCATGGGCTGTGTCGAGATGCAGATACCACCAAGCCCGACAGAGGTTAAACCCCCGCCAGTGCCGCTTGAAGAGCGAGTTTCGGTGGACATGACCGGCGATGAGGATTGGAAGCGGTGGGCTTCATCCTACATCCAAACGCTAGGCGCGGTGGAGTCTTTCAAAGAGGCTGAGAAGCAAATTAAAGCAATGGTTCCGGCAAACGCCAGTGAAGCCTTCGGAGAGGGGCTTTTCGTCAAGGTTGCCAAAAACAACAGCAAGAGGATAGAGGTCAAAAAATGAGTGAGGATATAAAGGAGATAGCGGCTGCGCTGTCAAAGTTTCAAGGTGTCATGCCAATTCTGAGGAAGACCGGCACGAATTTCACTAAAGGGAAAGCGGCGACTATTGGCGACATTGTTTCCGTTGCAAAGCAAGGCTCAAAGTTTGGGCTGAGTTATTATCAGCGAGTGGACTTTATAGGTGATGAGGCAGACTACGTTGAAAGCATAATGATGCATACGTCGGGGCAAACGCTTTCGTCCGGCAAATATAAGGTCTTGGCGATCAAACCAAATGACCCTTCCAGTTTTGGTGGGGCTATCACCTTCGCCAAGAAAAACTCCCTGATGGCATTGTTTGGGATCGCTGACCATGACGGTGAGGATCACGACTGGAACCTTGATGAACAGGGCAATCTGAAGCCAGAGCATCAGGCTGACCCCGCGCCAGCCCCCAAACCGGTAACGCCACCAAAAACCAAAAAACCAGAGTCTGATCTAACTCTTGAGCAGCAAGTTCTAGCCGTCAGAAACGCGGCAGAACTATCTGCGCTCTGGAATGAGCTTCAGCCGACAGAGGAAAAGGAAAAACAGCTTTTTCGGCAGAGAGCGGAAGAAATCAAAAACGAAGCAAAAGGAGAATAGAATGAATGTGTTTACTTGTGTCGGTCGATTAGGTCGTGATGCACAAATTAGGGAGACTCCAAGTGGCGATCAAGTCACCAGCTTCTCATTAGCCACAAATGTGGGCTATGGAGAAAGCAAAACCACGATGTGGATCGCTTGCTCCATTTGGGGCAATCGTGGCGTGAACTTGCATCCAAACCTCACAAAAGGTTCTGAGATTACCGTTTCGGGTGAGTTGTCGGAGCGCGAATACACAAACAAAGAGGGCGTAGTTGTTAGAGCGCTTTCTTTGCGAGTTAATCAGAATACATATCCAGCCGCAAAGCAATCTGAACAAGCCACTGCGCCAACGGCTGAACCGGACACTACATCAGCCTCTCAGTTCCCTGATTTCTCATGAAACGATCTAAGATATTACAAACAGCCATCGCAGCGACTGAAATCAGAGAGGTGCAGTTTGGGTCGCCTAAAAACAATTTAGGCGTGGTGGCTGACTTCTGGACGCAATATTTAAGGCAGATACCGGACGGAAAAATAACTGCTCAAGATGTTTCGATGATGATGGTGCTGTTTAAGGTTGCAAGGCTGATCAGTGGCAAGTCAGGCAATGTTGCCCTAGACGAAAAAGTGAAAAAGAAAAACATCAAATCTCAGGACGACACCCTAAGAGACATTGCTGGTTATGCAGCAATCGCTTCAGAGCTTCACCATTAGAAAGAAAGGGAAAAGCGCAAGGCTCTATTCATATGTCGCAAGACGAACTGAGCCTTGCTCTTACTGCAACAAGCAGATCGATCTAGACAGCTTCGGCTGGCTGGTTAATGGAGCAAAGCAAACCTTGTGTTCGCACAAATGTTTTAAGGAGCAAATCAATGAACACAAATCCAACCCGACATTTTTTGAAGATAGATAAAAATGTGGAACTGCCACCAAAAAGGGGCTTTTGGAAAGAACAAGCTCATCGAATGGATTTTGGTGACTCTGTTGAGTTCTCTTGCAGAAAGGAAGCTGAGTCACTCCGGCAATCATTGCGGCAGTGCAAGAACACTCTGACTGCAATTAGATATATGGGGAAAAGCACTTGGCGCGTTTGGAAAGTCGAAAGATCGTCGTCAGATACATAATCCACAGCCAGATCAAAGAATACGAGTCAAAGGGCTGGGTCTGGTGCGGCAAGCATATGGCTCCGCACCATGCCCAATATTCAGTCGTTATGCAGAGACTCTTGCCGCGATGGTTTCAATATCTGCCGCGTTTTGTGCGGCTTTTATATCTGCGTCGGTGTAGTGAATATCGGCAGTCTTTGATGCCTGAGAGTGGCCCATCCGATAATTCCGTATAGACTTCGGCACACCATCCACTTCCATCTGACTATGGTAAAACTTCCTGAAACCACCTAGCCCTTTATCATCAACGCCAGCCATCTTGCAGACATTTAATATCTGTTTGCGCCATGCGTTCTGCTCTCCCATATTGCCTTTTATGCTAGGGAAAACCCATGCGTCGCTGTGGCACTTCACTTTCCATTCGCGCAACAGCTTGAGCAGCTTAGAGGGGATCGGCACAGTGCGTTGCCGATATTCTGTCTTTGTTTCGTCTTGTAGGGCGTTTCGATAGCCGGTGTTGCTTACTGTTACTGTGCCTGCATAGAGGTCAATGTCAGGCCAACGTAGCCCCTGCAATTCGTTAGCCGCGAGGCCGGTAAAGGCTGCGGTTTGCATCAAGGCGCGAACCGACAAAACTATATTCTGTGCTAACATTTTTTGAACCTCATCAGCGGTGTATCCACTCCGCTTGCCCATGCTGCCCCGAACTTGCTCCCTGTCGCCCTTCGCGCATGGATTGGTTGCCATATAACCCCGCGAGACGCAGTGCTTACATATAACAGTTAATGTGCCGATTATGTGCCGCTGGGTTTTGGGTGCGATCTCGTTAATTTTCATCTGTTCGATGAATTGATTTACATCTCCAACTGTCATGTTCCGCATCTGCATTTCTGAAAAATATGGCTCTAGGTGCAGCCGGTAATGACGCTCATCGTTGCCCCATGTTTGCTGGCGCAGACCATTTTTCTTGCCGATCAACTCTGCTCTTGCATCTAAAGCCTCAAGCCCTGCCTTCTTAAAAGTGATCTTGTTTGCGTTGTAGACTCCGGCCTTCAGCTTTTCCTCAAGTTCCTCGATTTTGTCTTTGAGGTCAGGGTTAGTCTTTGCATAAAGGCGGCGAAAGTTTCCCAAATTGTCCTTATAAGAAACAACCCAACTATTCCTGACTTCGCCATTACGATCCTTTACCTCGACAGTCGTTGGCTCTCCAATGTGATAACGCTTGCTCATTACAAGTCCCCCTCAAAACCAACCACGCTGGACTCTTCTGAAATCAGATCATATTGGCTGTGATCGTGGCAGTGATCTAACATGAGGATGTCAGCGTCTTGATCCATTAGGTATTCTCGGACATATTCGTGATGCCAATTTTGACCCGCCTCATCGACGCGGTGGGTGACGTTGTCATATTCGTCGTAATCGTTCCAAACCTTGAGGCCATCCTTAATTTCAAAATCATGTTCTTGGCCTGCCACATGTTCCGTTGCCCACGTTTTCAAAGCCCCATCGTCAACCGTCACATTTATTTGAAACTGTTTAGTGTCGACCTTTTCGATGTTTACTAAAACTTCCATCTCACTCTCCTTCCGGCGGGGCGTTAAGCCGCCGCCCTATAGTATGGAAAACACTCGCTGCGGTTGTTGGGGTCAATGCCCCACCAATCAAGGTCGCTATCAGCGGCATCTAAAGACATTAGATAATCATGTGCATGATGTTGAACCTGACAGCCAAGCATTGTAGTGATGCCAAGCGCGTGTGCCTTCATCCAAACGAAAAAAGCTAATTGATTGCGAGGGTGGTCGAAATAATTTTCAACTGTTTCCATCCGCGCAAGGCGTCCACTGTCACGAATTACATCTTGCAAAAATTCTTCAGCCATTTGAGTTTTGAAATTTAACATTTGAGTCTCCATTAAGTTGCTCTATTACTCATATTAATCCTATTTATGCCTATAAGTAAAGAATAAATGCGCATATGCCTTAGAAAAACCTGACGATGTATCGCAAATGTATCGCAACTATGTATAGAGCCAGATACAAAAAAAAGACGCAACCCCGAAGGATTGCGTCTTAATATCTGATTGAATTTGTTAGGTTATTTGGTTGCGGGGGTAGGATTTGAACCTACGACCTTCAGGTTATGAGCCTGACGAAATGTCAGGTTTTCTGCGGGTTTTACGCCGAGTCGCAAATGTATCGCAAATTAATTTTGCTTATGCGGTTGTATCGCAAATGTATCGCAAATCGGCTTCGATTCGCTATCTTCCGACCCTTCTCATAGCCATCTTATGCGACTCAGAGAACGTCTTTCCGGCTAGCATTAACCGCCTCATGTCAGCCATATGCTTTGCTGTGTGATGTACACTGTGGCGTTTCAATGCTGCTTGTTGTCGCGCTGTCAGAGGTTTTTGCTTTGTCATTTCTTATCACCCATGTTTTTGCCGAAAAACTTTGTCGCTGCCCTTGTTCCGAAGCTCGCACTCACAATAACGCCAAGCGTATATTGATAGTATTGCGGCATGGCCTCAAGAGCCGCGAAACCGTTCTGAACGATCTCTCTGCCCCAATCTCCACAAAAACTTAAAATTAAGGGAATCGAGAACAAAATGGTAAGCCACTCATCTTTCCAGCTGTGCGCAGAAGCATCAGCCATCTTTAAATCCCAATCGATCTCGCCGGTAGCCTTTTTCTCCATAATGACAGCTTCAGCTTTTGCCCTTGCTACTTTTGCACCAGCTTCCGCTTTTGTCTTTTCAACCTTGCCCTCAAGCCATGTTCCAGCAAGAGAGGATATTGGGCCGATCAGTGCTTGTATCATTTGCACTCCTTCTTTCCAGCGCAGTCTGCGGGAAAACAGTGCGCTCGCATTTGGTAAAATTCATTGTCGTAACTGGCTTGCCACATATCCTCATCGATGAGATATAAACATTGTTCCTCTGTCATCTCTTGTTGCAGCGCGATTTGATTGCCAATGTAGTGCCATTCATGGGTGTCGTTTCCCCACATCGTGATAACTAAAATAAAAAGTTTTTCTTTCATTCAACTATTTTCACGATGTAGCTTGAGCCATCATCATTTTTCTCAATTACGACAGTTTTGTTTTCACAAGCGTATCTGACGGCTGTAGATTTTTTGTAAAGGTTGCGCTCAATCGTGCGCTTTGCTTTTAGACATTTGCTAATCTGCGGAAACGCCGTGTGTTCTGCAACGCTGCCACTCATGTACAAGATCAGTGTGATTGTCTCAGTTACCACGCAGATCACCCCTTAATTTTTCAATTTGGGCTTCGATGTTTGTCAGCCGTTTGTTATAAAAATCCAGCGTTAGTTTTTGTTGCTGGTCATGTGGTGCGCGACCTTCATCTATTTGCTCTTGTAACTTTGCAAGCTGCTCAGACAAATGTTCAATCAACATAAATTGCTCAGAATCCGCTGGGAGACTGCCAGCCTCTCCTCTCGGCCATTTGATACGAAATTCTGTGTTCTGACCTAAATCAGCTTCAATAAGAATAATTTTATTTTCGATGCTGTTTAGCCGTTCAATGACTCCAAAATATGCCCATGTCGCAACAGCCGCCCCGACCACCATTCCAATAAGATTTCGGATGGGCATGGAAAGTTCAGTATTTTCATTGAGCTTAGTCGCCATTTCTCGGCTTTCGATCCGAGTACACATTCGATGCAAAGAACGCCGCGACGATGGCAGAATTTGCAACGAAATAAGTGCCGCTGATATCAGTTATCATTTTTGCGGCGTTATCATATCCAAGCACACTCGTGATCAAAATAGCTGCCGGATAATTCAAAGTCCCAAACAAGGCAAACCAAGTCATCCACCGCATCGAGTCTCGACGTGCGTCAGCATCTTCTAACTCGCGTCTCTTAAACTCCAGAGCCATAGAGATTTCATCATCGCACAGAACATCATCGTCATTTTTGTCGAGGTGCTGGTATGCGCTATCTTTTTGAAGTTTTTTCTGAGCCATCAGTGCCACTCACCAGACCGCATCATTTCAGACAGTTCGTCAGCCCTTTTGCCAACTTGCTCTGCCCACCGGCTTCGACCGCCGTTAGAACCTCTGACCATTTCGTTTGCCGCAAGGTCATAATCACCAACCAGCAACGCTGCTTGAAAATTCTGGAACTTGTCAAAATTGGGCTTACCTAAGTTGAACAGCATCGAAATAATCACGGCCTGCCGCGCATCGTTCATCTTTTCATAAAAGGGATATGTGACCGCTTCGGCTTCACAACGGTCGAGATCGTTTTTTAGCAAGTAGTCGATTTCATCATCCGACAGACCGCCGCCAAGACGCTCATCGATGAGCCTACCGCATCCGATAGTCCAGTATGACCGGCTGTCGGTATAAGCAAATTTCACAACACCCTCATGGGTTTTCACAAGATCAATCAACTTACTCATTTAAATTCACCCTTTTACAATTATCCATAGAAGTCCGAAAAAGAACATTC